AGACTTACCCTTGACAGCCTTCTTGGGGTTGGTAAGGATGGACTGATGCTCTGCTGCACAGTAGCTACGTGCTTGGTCATCGACAGATGGATGACGACCTGCAATCTTGCGAATGAAGTCGACATTGGCACTGCTGTTGATGAACATGAGGAACTTGCCAACAGTCAACTGCGTGAAGGCACGAGAGTCGATATGGACATGCATACCGCACTTGCCCGTGTTCCATGCACGATAGGCTGGGTCGATCTCCCACGTCTTGAACTTGTCGATGTGAACAGACAAGCCTTGCGGTGAAGTCACAACCTCGAAGCCATTGTGCGGAAGCGAGCCGTCACTCTTGATGATGCAGTAGTCGGAACCTAAACGGCTACGCACAAGCTCAGCGGACTCGTGTGTATCGTGATCGCCAGACGTCATCTCAAGCTCGATGCCCATCGTGAACTCACCGAAGTGAGACGACACAATCTTAGACACATTGCCAAGGACATGAAGCACGTTGGTAGAGTACGACATGATCGGCTGGTCACGTTCATCACGATCATAGTCATCATCGTCTTCGTTGTCGTCATCGCTGTCACGATCGTACGAGTAGTAGGCATCACGAGTCTCCGAGTAGTAGCAGTCGTCACGAGGCCAGTACTCTTGATTGTCCTCACAGTACACCGCATCGTCATCGAAGCACGAGTCACACCATGTGTCGTTACGCACAGAGTGTGTGTTGTTCTCGTCCTCGTAGTGACCGCAGTCGCAATGCACAATGCCTAGATCCATATCTTCGACTGCATTGAATGCATTCTCCATATGGCTGTTGGCGTCGCTGTAACGACCAGACAAGTCATAGAACCTCGTGGCAAGCTCGTCGTTCGTGATGGACTCATCCCCTGCCTTGGCACGCGCAACGAGATGACCGAAGTCACGATACGTCTTGCGAGCAAGAACGAATGCAAGAGCACTGCCCTCGTAGTAATACGAGTCCTTGAACCTAGCGCATGGGTTAGGGTCTGAGTAACCCGAACTGGAGTCATGACTCCTTGCGTATCCCTCAACGACTTTGTCGACACGAGTAGACAACAGACTGCGAGCCAAACGAGGAAGCCCACCAATACTGCGAGGCGTCAACAGAGTACGCATCATCTGATGCACATCGTAACGATCATGGCTCTCGGCAACAGCGTCTCGATAGGTCATGGCACGAGGTGCGAATTCCCCCTCACCCTTGACACGATAGCGTGAGGTACGAGTCCACACAGCTAAGTTGCCTGTAGTAATCAGATCGAGGGGCTTGAAGCCCGCACCCATGTACTGCATCTCTGAGCAGACGAGACGCCTACGAGATGCGTTGTACACCATGAACCGCTTGTTGAGCGATACGATATAGATGATCTGATCGAGGGAGTCAACGAAGTCCTCCATCACGAACCTAGTAATTTGAAACATATATTATTTCTCCTTGATTTATAAAGATCGGGGACAGCGTCCCCGAATGAACTAACACACTAACTAACACACGATCTCAACAGACCGTAGGCACCTCCATTTCTCTGATTGGGTTGATGAATGTGACAGTGAAGTCACGATGTTTGCCCATGATGCGTTCACCTGACTCGAAGATGTAGAACAAGTTGTTCCGATCAATCAGGCTGTCAAGCACAGAGTCACGCATAGAGTCGGACAACTCCGCAGGCATGACTAAACAACGATGCTCAAATTGTTTGTTGTCATCGTTCCAATATCCTTCAATACAAATTAACTTAGCTGTTGCCATTTCATTTACTCCTTGTTGCGATTAGTGATTGCATCCAATGCCTCTTCAGCACAAGCACCCCATGCGCCTGCGCTTATGAATGAGTTGGGCGCCCATTCAGGTTTACCTACTGCCTCCTTTGTTAGTTCGGCATACTTAGCGATAGCCTCGATGATGAATGCCTGCATGAGCACGCCATGCTTTGAGTGCGTCATCAGATCGGTTACCAACTCGATGTTGGTCTTGCGTTTAGCTTTCATTACTTTCTCCTTGGTTAAATGGTTTCTTCTGCATTGCTTCGATGAGTTCATCGATGAACTCCATATCGTGTAGGTCTGCGTTCATGTCATCGTAAATACCATCGAAGTACGTTTCCTCTGGCGAGTCCCAGTAGTCGCTTCCTGCAAGGAGCCATGTCATGTGCTCCCAAACCCAGCCCCAATCTCTGTCGATGGTCATTTTGAATCTGAGCGTGAACCGACCGACATCGATGTCTACATACGGCGAGTTTTGAATCCAAGCACGAGCTTGTTCTTCATACGTCATAGCTTTCTCCTTAAATAATCTAGGCAGTTTGAGGATGGTCAACGGCATTGCCCAAGCGCCATTGACAGGGGAAAAAGGAACAGATCGGGGACAGCGTCCCCAATCCTTAGGGAATCCCACAAAAAAGATGAAATTGGTCGTCACAAGACGCCACTCCACGTCGCAGGTATGTGCTCAGTGTCAGTCAGTCGATTGATTACTTTCAGAGCTTCACGCATACGCCCTAGCGTTGCCTGCCCAACCTCGGTTGGGTTCATCTCCTGCTTGCGTTCAAGCGTCTCTATCTCTTTGCGTGTGCGGGCAAGCAGCTTGTCCCGTGCCTTTGCGTTCTGCTCAGGCGTTGTCAAGCGTTGGAATGGGACTTTGCGCTTAGCCCGTGTCTTGTGCGGTAGCGCCTCGAAGATGAGCGCAATGCGAATCTTTATCTTGTCAGGCACCCAGTCTGTCCAATGCTCGCCGTTGTTGGGTAAGCCCTTGTCGAGGGCTAGTTGTATGGGCGTTGCATCGAGTGAGGCAAGGGGTTGGGCGAACTTACTCAATAATGTCTCCATCACCAAGATGTACGCATCGAACGCATCGACACGCTCATCGTCATCGAGATCGTATGCACGCCCAACCTTGGCATTATTGAGTTCGTAGCGCAGGGGTTTGAGCACCTTGTCCCACTCAGCCTTGCGTTGAGTGCGTGTGATCTTGTCGACACGCTGTGCTTCCTTCGCCTCTGCGACGGCTGTTTTAATTGCATCCATTTCCGCTGGGTGTATGCGTTCCTTCAATAATCTTTGGTGAAGATCGTTGGGTTTGAGTTTAATGTATGTGTTGAGCATGAGATTATTGAACCTCGTATGTGTGAAATGTTAAAAAAGGTGAGCCTAAATAGTTTTGCCATGTGATGCGCCAAGCGGGACACCGCATGAATGCTAGTATACAGCGAAATGTGGCAGGGTATCTATGTAATTTCCAAAAAGGTAACGCCAGCCAAATAAAAAAATGGCACGTTCAGAAAAATACACACACCCCCCCAGATACTCTTCTATATATATATATATTTATAAAAAGATAGATAGAGAGCCAGATTTTGCGGGAACGCTAGTGTTCATGCGGTGTTGCAGGTGGCGCAACAAGTGGCAAAGTTCTTTAGTCTCCGCCATCGGTATTTTACAGCTATGCTACCCTTCAATAATCTCAGATAATTGAAGATCGGGGACTGAGTCCCCGTTCAAGAGAACAAAGGAAGCTGTGTGGGTTGCTTGCCTATCCATTCGAGGGCAGCATCATCGGTGCTGAACACACGCCCTCTCTCGCCTAGGTTGGTGCTGAATACGTAGACTACGTAGTTGCTTCCCCCGTTGGGGTAATGGTATTGCAAGTGGTATGAACGTGCGCCTATCTGCACGATGCCGACTTCCTTGGTGCGGTATTGATTGAACAGTTGGTACATGGTTATTCTCCTGTGATGATGAGCATGAGTTGAAAGCCGAGCAAGAACGATCCGCCAAGCGTGAGCAATGCCCACAATGGGGCAACGCCGTACTCGTTCATGCCGTTGAAGCCTACGACGATGGAGGTGACAAGTGTGAGTGAACACACGATGTGTGAGATGACTTCCGTTGGTTTCATGGTTGACTCCTTAGTCGTATGATTTGAGGTGAGGGAATTCGTCACGCAAGTCTTTGAGTTGTTGACCCATAGCCTTTGCCCATGCTTTGCGCTTGCGCTGGAAGCACAGGAGTTGTACGTCACGAAGACGGATGTAGTAGTTGAAGATATCCCTTGTGGGCATGATGTTCTCCTTGAGAGTTGTTGTATGGGCAGGATCGCCCCACAAGCACAGCACGCTATGCTTGTAGAGATTCCTGAGAATCAGAACGACACGATTTCCATGTCGTCATCGGGTGGCACAACGCAATGACCCTTGGGCATTGGCATTGGCTCGTAACGAACTGCGCCTGTGACACGAACGCACCACAATGTGTTGGGTGAGCCTGTGTTAAAGCTTGCGTCGTAGAACTCGATGGGTGTGTAAGGTGCAGATAATTGCATGATGAACTCCTTGAGATTATTGATTGGACAAGAAAAGAAACAACGCAAGAGCCCCGCCCTTGCGTTGATCGGGGAGAATGGGGACTGAGTCCCCGTTGTGATTATTGAAGACCCTCACGCACAGCGGCGAACAAGGCGTTCAGTTGTGCTTTGGTAAGCTGAGCTACTTTGATTTCCTTAATGAGATTATTGACTAACTTCTTTGGCAACTCGACTGAGTTGCTTTCCTTCGCACCACAGATGAATGTGACTGTGCGACCAAGTGCCTTACGGCACGCTTCGTATGCGCTAGCATCTGAGTCAAGCACCTTCGTGCCTTCGGCTTTGCCCGAACCCGCAACAAGCGCAACCTTGTACACGAACGCAAAGTCAGGCAACAAGATCGCACGCACGTTGTCACGTGACTTACGACCGAGTTGCTTCTTGAGCGCAACACGTGCAAGGTCTGCTTTCGCAGATGCGTCTCCCTCAGCTTTGATGATGACGACTTGACTTCTGTTTGATACTGACATGGTTAACTCTCCTTGAGTTGAATGGGGACTCAGTCCCCGTTGGTTGTTGTGTCTCCGAGGGCGATCTCCCTCATTGACAACTCTAGTTTACAAAGTATGGGGGAAAATAAACTTGCCTAAAGTCTGCAGAGTTGGCTGTGGCGTTGACCCCACCCTACCCCCACCAGCCCGTTTTGGGGCATGCCGATGGACAGGACATAAACACTGTTCCATAACCGCAATCCCAATTTTCAAAATTCCTGACCGCACACACCCCACCCCCCTAAAAATTATAAAAATTTCCAAGGTACCATGTCAAACGTTGGACAATACCAAATAAAAAAAGCCCCACCAGCGTCAACTAGGTGGGGCAAAGATGGCAACAATCCATCAAGGAGAAGCAATGAACAAGAAAAACTTGCACCACTGCCGCAAAGAAGTGTACACTAACTGCAACGAGGCAACAAGTGCGACGCCAGCACTAACCCTACGCAATGCTAGAACATTTGATTAACGGCGAGTTTCATCCAGAGGTGGTAGACGCCACTGCGGAAGTGCTGTCTTTTGAAAAGGCAGATCCACCTACAACCATCGACGCCAAAGTCAAAACAGCGCAGTGGCTCAAGGATTTGGAACTTGACGACGAAGAGATTGAGACCAAGGCTGACGCAGAAGCCGCACGCAAATCATTTGCTTCTCTGGTCACAGGCCAGCCTGTTGGAAATACGCAACAAGCGCTGGCAAATATAAAGGCGCCAGCCGCCGTGCAGCACCTAGTGGGAATGTTGACAGCCTACGATTGGGCGTTTGTCGAGCAGGCCAAAGAACTGCGGGGCTACGCAGTGGCGCAGATCCTAAAAGAAGTCGACCACCCAGACGCACGCATCAGGCTCAAAGCCTTGGACATGCTGGGTAAAGTCACGGAAGTAGCGCTGTTCACCGAACGGGTTGAAATTAAGAAAGCCCAGATGTCAGACGTTGAGCTTGAGTCACGCATCAAAGAAAAGCTCAACAGGTTCATGGGCGTCATCGACGTTGTGGACGTCGTAGAAGACAAAGATGAAGCCTGAAAACTTCACAACATTAAGCCGTCTAGAGCTAGAAGCTATGGCCAAGGCTTTGCCGCACATGAGCGTCGAAGAAAAGATGGAGCTTTTTGAAGATTTAGAGCTTCGTGAGTCCCGCGCCAGACTGCAGGCGGCTAAAACAAACATGCTGGGCTTTGCCCAAGCGGTGTATCCGGGCTTTAAGATTGGCCCACACCACAAGAAACTAGCCAAAATCTTCACAGACGTGGTCGAAGGACGCAAAAAGCGCGTGATTATCAACATCGCGCCTCGTATGGGCAAGTCTGAGTTCTCCTCTTACCTGTTCCCTGCGTACTTTTTGGGTAAATATCCCGAGAAGAAGATCATTATGGGCACGCACACTGCGGGTTTGTCGGAAGATTTCGGGCGGCGCATACGTAACTTGATCGATTCAGATGAATACAGAGAAGTTTTCCCCAACACTATGGTGGCAGACGATCAAAAAGCTGCCGGTAAGTGGTCTACAAGCGCTGGCGGTCAGTACTATGCTGCTGGTGTCGGGGGCGCTCTTGCTGGTCGTGGTGCTGATCTGTTCGTTATTGACGATCCTCACTCGGAACAGGACGTAAAGTCTAACTCTAGACTCGCCTTTGATACAGCTTGGTCTTGGTTCCAGACCGGCCCACTGCAGCGTTTGATGCCGGGTGGCGGGATTATCATTGTGATGACCCGTTGGTCGCTGTTAGACCTGACTGGGCGCCTGATTGACTACCAAACCAAGAACCCAGAAGCAATTCCATGGGAGATTGTGGAGTTGCCGGCCATCCTGAACGAGGACGAGGACGACGAAAAGTCCCTGTGGCCAGAGCAGTGGTCGCTGGAAGCGCTGAAATCGACAAAAGCCAGCATTGACCCGCGTTATTGGAACGCGCAGTACATGCAGCAGCCCACATCCG